CCTCTATAACTCCTCCTTGTGCTCTCTCCTCCACTCCATCATCTTCACCCTCTGCTATTTCTATATCTATTATACTAAATGGCATATCGTCGGGTATAGTTGCCTCTTCTGCATTACCCATCTGTCCCATCTGTTCCATAGTCTTGAGACCCATCTTTGCTTCTTGTCTCATCATCATTAATTTTTCTAAGCCAATATATCTCACAACATCTGCAGGAAATACAAACTCTCCTTCACTTAATTGTGCTGGTATATCATCTCTTACTTCTTCTTGTGTTGCTCCCGGTGGTACATCATTGCCTGATATTGGGTCTTTTGTGTTGCCCTCATCTCTAAGTCCACCATCTTGGAATAGCTCCATTTGCCTTTCTATATTGCCACCTTTGGCTTTAGCTTGTTTCATACTAGAGAAAGCCTTTAGGATTTCATTAATCTCATCATTAGTTAATCTATCGGCTAGTGATCCCACCTTACCAGCTTCTATTAACTCTAGGACTAAATCTTTAGGCTCAAAGACTTCTTGTCCACTTCCTTTTCTTTTCTCTATATTTGGCATATTAATTATCCTCTGAAGTTACAATATTTATAGGCTTTTTAGATTTTTCGCCTTTTCTTAATTTAAAAAACATATCATCTGCGGGTCTTAAATCAGGACTGTTTAATCTCATTTCAGCATATCTAGCTTCTTTTTCCCCAAATGAGTTCATATATTTATTTCTTGCCATGTTATATATATTATCCAATTGTAATAGTCTTCTCTCTGTTTTGGCTAAATACTTTATATGATCTTCAAAATTTCTTCTTCTAGTATGAATAGTGCTGTTTAAACTTTGTGGAGTTGGTGCTCTGTCTGCTCCATATTCTATACGTTCTTGTTTTGCAAGATCTTCTGTGTACATAATATTACCTTTTGACTTACCCCCACCTTCTGTAAAATGTTTTATTAGTGCAATTTGTCCCGGACTAAATTCAAATCCAAATTCAGTTTTATCCCCTTGCTTTACGTTTAAATTTATTTTACCGTATTTACTAGCACTACGTGCTTCTCTTTTTGCTAGTTGTCTAAAAGTATCTTTCATTACATCTTCAAATTCATCCTTATAATCATCTATATAATTTTGTATATATCTTACCTGTTCTTTAGGATCTGAAAAGGTTCTGTTATATTCAGCTTTATAAAAAGCCACCATAGCATCTTCAAAAATTGTATCAACAGAGGGTTTTAACCAATCTTGAAGTTCTCTTTTTTGTGGCACTAAAGTTTTGTCTTGATCAACTTTTATTGCTTCTTGTGCCTTTTTATATTCATCTAAGTAATTCTTGGGTAAGTGTCTTAGTAAGTTATCCCCACCTTGAAATCCCTCTCTGTACTGTATAGCATGTTGTATCTCGTGTGTTATAGCTGACAGCATATCATCTTTTGTAGCCTTTTGTGGCACATAAATAATATCATCTATTGGATCATAACTTGCAAATGCTCCACCCTTATCTATTTCGGATAAAGGACTTTGTTCATCTGGTATAACTCTAATTCGTACATCACCTATCTTTTTGTACGAACTCGGTAAATAGCTTCTATACACACCTGCATTTGTTTTATCTGTAGTAATAGATTTATCATATCTATTAAACAAATCTTGATGATTAAGTATGTCTTGTAATCTATAATTAAATGGTTTTAATTTAATTTTGTCAAAATCCTCTGAAACCTCAAATGCATCGTTTTTTAAAGTAGTCTCTTTCATACTTATATTAGATCTTATTTTACCATCTTCTCCTCTATAGATACCTGTTTCATCATAAAGTTTTAATCTGTCTTCAAAGGTTAAATCTTTATAGTTAGCACTTTTATCATCTAATTTTTGTCTTGCTGATTCTAAAGCTCTTGCTTCTCCCTCGTAATAACCTTTTGCTGATACAGAATCAGGAGCTACTGTGTTTAAATCTATTTTAGGTCTATTTATATCGTCTGCTTGTTTAATTACATTTAATGGTAAGTCAGCACCTTCAGCAACAAGATCACTTTTTACAAAGTCACTCTTAGACAGTGTATTCTTCACTGTGTTGTATAAGGTAGATGCACCATCTGATAATTTATCAAAAACTTTTGTAGGAGCTAAAAATGCCCCAGTAGGCGAAAGTATCTCTCCTATTAATTGATCTGTATTTTCAGGATCAGACTTAATGCCTGTTATCTCTTCAAAGCCTTCATCAAATGCTTTTCTGCCATACTGCTTTTCAAAGCTCTGCAAGTTATCTTTTATTAACATAGACAAAGGATTGTTTGCATAATCAGCTAAGAACGTATTTGCTGTTTCTGCCATAGTAACTATATCAGACGGTATGGCTGCAGTACCCGTTAGTAATCCCGTACCTGTAGCTTTAGCTTTCTCTGCTATCTCATCAGCACTTCTAAACTTACCAAACGCATCAAAGTTAAATGCTTTCTCAGTTTGTTCTTTTAGATCATTCTGCATTCACTTCATCTCTTAACATCTTTAGTCTTTTCAATGCCATTATATATCCTTGTGCTCTATGTAGAGATATAACGTCATCTGATTGTTCCATTATCTTATGTTGTTCTTCTATCTTATAATCCAAATAATCATTGAAGTGGTTGATCAGTTTGGGGTTGTTCACCAACGTTTTGAGTCGGCTGCGTATCTGCTTGTGGTTGCTGTTGTCCAACTTGTGACCTTCCTGTAAATCCTTGTTCTTGTGGTGTAGGTGCTATACCAGTACCTATTGTACCACCGCCTGAACCTGTTGGATCACTAGGATCTGTACCTGCAGGTGGTTGTGGTTGAGGTTGCTCTTGTTGAGGTGCTCTAAAGTCTTTCATGAGTTCTGCTTGTAACGCTGCCTCATCCATATTATTAGTAACTTTATCAGGATCTAAATCCATAGCCTTTGCTATCTCACGTATAATATACTGAAACTTTGCAAAAGGTGCAAGTGCTGGATTAGACGATACTTGTAAGAACTGCATAAGTCTTTGTGATCTTACTTCGTTTGCCATCAGACTTTCTGTGCCTCTAGCTTTAACTTCTAGATCGCCTTTAATCTTTGGATCATAATCGAACTGCATGTTAAATTTAAATAAACCTTCTCCTAGTGGTTTTAGAAGATAGTCATCCACATTCTTTATAACAGTTTTAATACTGCCACTAGCTGCGTTCATTAACATAGATATACCCGAAGCAGTTCTACCTACCCCTGTTATACCTGTTTGTCCGTGTGCAAATGATGGCATACCCGTACTCTCATCTGCTAATTGTCTTGCCTTATCAAATAACTGTAGGTTCTCTGAAGCAACATTAGGAAACTTTGTACCGAACAACGCTTGTCCGGGAGCACCACCTTGTCTTCTAAATACCTTTCCCGGATATACAGATAAGTCTTGTCCCGGCACTAAATTAGTTTCATCTACTTCTATTAACAAGTTACCCGACAACACAGCATTATCTACTGCCATTCTCATAAAGCCATTCATAAGTGTTTGTGTGTCATCCATGTTTTCGGCTACACCCACACCAAAGAAAGAATATGGATTTAGTTCGTATGGTGCTGCCATATAAGGTATTCTAGCAGGCTTAAATGGATTAATAACCATTCTTAATAGTTTACCATTACATACCCAAGCATTTATTTGTATTTCGTCCAAGGCTTTTAATTCTTTAGGTATTTCAATGTCTTGTTCTATCAACATATCGACATCGCAGTTACCCCAATATTCTATAACTTCATATCTTTCTATTTCGTGTTCAGATGCATAATCTGCTAGATCATCTTCCCATGACTTCTTAGTATAGTTTTCTCCTGACTCTATAGCCTCTTCTATGACCTGTTCTCTAAAGTGAGGTCTCTTTTTCAATGAACGTAATTGTGAACGTGACATCTTATGTCTTTCAATTACGTATTGAGCATCATCCATGTTTGTAGAATCAGGATCAGGATAAAAATCCCATACAGATACATGAGATATCTGTGGTATTGTTTTGAATGTTGGGTCATATTCACCATCATCGCCCCAATTAGGATACTCTTTATCAACTGCAAAAGGTCCTTTCATGACTCCAGTTCCAAATAAAGACATCTCAAATGCAGTGCTTCTTAAATGTTTATTAGCTCCTGACTCATCTAGCTGATCCATGATTTTCTTTTCCATAGATTTAGCAGCTATCATAGCAGGACTAAATGTAACTGCTGAAGGTGTCTTACCTACTTCTTCTTTGAGACCTTCAATATTTTGCAACTTTTCTTCAAGAGGACCAAGCCTTTCTTGTAAGCTCTTTGCAGTTGCCCCTTTAGGAAACTCCATACCATCGCCACGGAAACCGTAAGGTGACTCCATGCCCATATCACGGATCTCTTCAGGTTCTTTCGGATCAAAGCTAACATCTTTTGCTACTCCTTCTGGTAACTCCGTTGGATCTACACTCAACGGAAACTTATTATTAGCAAACAACACATCAACAATTTGTCCATATGCCGCTAGTGTCTTAGTCTTTGTAACTTTTATAAATACTCTAGATTTCTCTGCTTCTGTAAACTGCACATCTGAACCATACAATCCTCTGTAGTTTCTGTATGCTCGTAGCCATCTTTGCTCGTCTTGTTCACGATAGTCATCTGCTCTATAATACTTATCCATTATATATGGTATTATATTATTAGCACCTGCATCTGCTAATGTAGAATCATCTGTATCTTCTAACGATACTGATTCTATTTCTACAGGAATATCTTCTTCTGCCATATTAATATCCAAACGTTGCATCGGCTACAGGCATACCTTGAGAAGGTCTACCCATAGGGTCGTAGTCAAATATGCTAAATCTAGGTCTAGTCATTACACCATATCTTAACGCATCATAGATATGATCTTCTGCTCTTGTATCGACATCTTCTGGATTCTTCTTATCCAAAGGTATAGCAGGTAGTTGTGAAATTGAGTCTGTACATGTATTAAAAAACACTAGTCTCGCCTCTTCTGTTGATTCATCTATTTGTAATCTTCTGTGTATCTCGTTCTTTCCCGATACACGACTGCCTCTACTTCTGTCTGAAGGTCTCCATCTACATCCTCTTTGTATCATCTGCTCTGCTAGTGAAGGTCCAGTATCTCCACGTTTGTGCCATAATGAGCTATCTAATACACCATACTTTATGTTGCCGTCTTCTGCTTCTAACTCGTTAATCATATCTGCCAAATCTGTGGCAAGGACTTTAGAAACATACAACTCTCTATATACAATAAGTTGTTCACTTGGAGCAACAGCAAACCACAACACAGCACTATAAGAACCGTAACCATAATCACAAGCACGAAACTTAACCCAATTTCGTGGAACTGGAAAAGGTTCAACAACGTGATCATCCCTATTAAACTCAGTAAAAGCAGCACCTTCTTTAATGTCCCAATCACCTTCAAGCAACTGCTTACGTTGGTGTTCAGGTAAGGAAAGAAGCATCGCTTCATAGTCTCCTTGACTTGACAAGTATGGATTATCAGATAATCTAGCAGGTATGAATCTTCTTTTAA